TTCTTCAAAGCTTTCAAATCCATTTTCTTCCATTTCAGCAGAATAATCTTCTTCACCATCTGCATCATCGTCGCCATCTTCTTCTTCGCCCATTGCTGCTTGAAGCATGTCGCAAAGTGACTTGGCCATATCACGATCTAACGTGATTGTAACTTCGTCTGATTCGGTGTCTGCTACTTCGGTATCAATACCAAGCGCATCCAATTCTTGTGTTTCTTGATCTGAGTGCATTTCTTCACCCATAACGTTTTCAAAGAGTTTGTCAAAAGTTGATTTCATATTATTATTTATACTCTCTTTTACCTTTTTCTCTAGTTTTTTATTTTTTTTGTTATATTCTTGTGAAGAATATATCTCACTATTATATAATTCATCTTCTACTCCGTTATGTTTAGGGTCTATAACGTTGCCATATATTTCTCCTTTATCAGCATTTTCTGGACCAGAACTATTATCATTAGCAAAGCCATGTTTAACATCGTTAGGCTTAGCAGGTGGTTTACCCGGTTTAGTACCCATTTTAGCTGCTTTTTCACCTGGTGCATTTTCAGATAAAATATTGTTATTATATGTATTCCATATTTCGGTTAGAGTATTTGATCTTGACATGTAAATATTTATAGCAAAATGCATAAAGATAAACAAAATTACATGAACAATCCAAATCTACCCACAAACAGGGCTGAATTTGAATATACTCCAGCGATGGTAAAAGAGTTAAAAAAATGCGAAAAAAATATTTTGCATTTTGCCGAAAAGTTTTTTTATATAATATCATTAGATGAAGGTAAGAAAACTATTGACCTACATTATTGTCAAAAAAGAGCTTTACGTAAAATGCGAGATAATAGATTTTTTATATTATTAGCTTCAAGACAGATTGGTAAGACAACAATGATGACAATATATGCTTTATGGGTTGCATGCTTTAATAATGATCAACGCATACTTATTGTAGCTAATAAAGAAGGTACTGCATTAGAAATAATGAGTAGAATTAGATTAGCATATGAAGAATTACCTAATTGGTTAAAACCTGGTGTAAAAGAATACGGTAAAACATCTATTGTACTAGCCAACGGTACAAGAATAGGCATATCTACTACTACTGGTACAGCAGCTCGTGGTCAATCAGTCAATTGTTTAATACTTGACGAGTTAGCCTTTATCGAACCTCATTTAGTAGATGATTTCTGGAAATCAGTGTATCCTATCGTTTCATCGTCAAAAAAATCGAAAATTTTTATAGCATCTACTGCTAATGGTACAGATAATTTATTTTATAAGTTATATTCAGGTGCTGAATCGTCTGAAAACGGGTGGGCCTCTGATAAAATTTTGTGGAATGAAATACCTGGTAGAAATGAAAAATGGAAACTAGAAACTATTAATAGCATTGGTAGCTTTGAAGCCTTTCAGCAAGAATTTAACTGCGAGTTTATCTCTAATAGTGAAAGTTCTTTGGATAATGAGTTGTTCGAAAAATTAAAGAGTAAGACTAATGAACCTAAATTTGTTTTTGATGATGGTAAATATCTTTTATGGGATGAACCTAAAGAAGATAGAATATATGTAGTAAGTGTAGATACTAGTGAAGGTTTAGGTAAAGATGCTTCTGTTGTACAAGTTTTAGATTATACCGATCTTACCCATATCAATCAAGTTGCAGTTTACCATAATAGTGAAATATCACCATATAATTTTACTGAAAAAGTCCACGAAATATTGCAACATTGGGGAAACCCTTTAGTTTGTGTTGAAAGGAATAATAGCGGAGGTCAGATAGTTGATATTTTAAAAAATACTCACGATTATGAAAATATAGTTTCGTGGGGGAGTGCAGTAGCAAATAGAAAAAAACAGCAACTAGGTATTATATCCCACACTAATACTAAATATAAAGCGGTAACTAATATGAGGTACTGGATAAATGAGCTTGAATCAGTACAAATAAATGATTCAAGGACCGTAAAGGAGTTAAAAAACTATGTGAAAGCTCCAAATGGTACATGGAATGCAAAGAAGGGGTATCACGATGATTTAGTCACCTCACTGATGTGGAACCTTGTAATATTAATTGATGACATGGTTGAACAATATTTTGAAGTAATAAAAAGAGACACAAATAATAGACCTTTAGAGTTACAACAAATGGATTTTGGTATTAAATATTTTATGAACCCGACTTCTTTATATACAAATGAAAAATCAGGTTTATCCAATACACTACCAGTTATTATAGGCAACGCTTCAAATACAGATAGTGAAATAGATAATTTACAAACACAAGGTTATAAAATATGGCAGCAATAAATCAATCACAGTTTAATAAAAGTAGATTAGATAAGTTTTTACTTATATTAAATTTACCACCTGTTCTTAAAGATATAAGTAAAAAAGATCTTGGTAGTCGAGATAATAAGGTTGTTATAGAAAATAGCTTACAATTTTCAGTATATGGAGCCGTTGTACCATCTGTTACAGTACCTGCAGAAGATCTTTATTATGGAGGACAAACCCTTAAAATATCTAAACATACAAGACCTGTTTATGAAAACGTTCGAGTAAATTTTACTATAGATAATGAATTTAATAATTATTGGGTTTTATATAAATGGTTAGATTTACTTAACGATGAAGAATTATCTAAATTTAATGGTAAGGATATAGCTGATACAGTTAAAATGGAACCGGTAAATAATACAACCGGTAAAAGTTTAAGTCCGCAATCATTGTACCAAGCTGATATAACTTTATTAGCGTTAGATGAGTTTGATAAAAGTAAAGTAAAATTTGTATATACAAAAGCTTTTCCAATTAGTTTAGGAGGGTTAAATTTTAATTATAGAACTGCTGGAGAAATTGAAACTACCTTTGAATTTGCATTTTCACAATTGAAAGTTGAACTACTTTAGTCTATATTTATAATTTCATTTAAAAAAAATAGCATTAAAACCATTAAATAATTGTATGCGTACGATACAATCTCCAGGGGTAGAAATAAAAGAAATCGATTTAAGTTTGAGACCTGTTTTTCCAACAGGTACAAACATTATGGTTGCAGGTTATTCTGATAAAGGACCAACAGATGAAGTTATTCAAGTAACTAGTCAAAGTGAATTTGAACAAATTTACGGGGTTCCAACCACCCCGGCTGAAAGATATTTTTATCATACAGTAAGACCATTATTTCAATCTCCAGCTAATATTTTAACATATAGATTACCATATGGAACAGAATCCGGTAACGGTTTTGGTAATGATTACGGTGTTTTAGCCTACCCGGTAAGTGCCATTAATATTGGTAATACAGTAACAGGTGGAGGTGACATTGTATATGGAGGTGGTCTTAGAACATTAAACCAATCACCATCTGGTGTAATGTATACACTTGGTAAACCGAAACATTTCTCCTTAACACAAAAGCAATATAATCAGATTTTACAAAAAGATGGTTTCGATTTTAGTAATATAGGTACTAAAGCAGAAGAATTATCTTCATTTGAAACTTTAGGTAGAGCAGGTTTATTAATCCTTAATAAAGGTCAAACAACTATTGATGAAAAGTACCAAGGTTTTTATGTTGGTGCAGTCGATAACACTAATCTTAACCCTGCAACAGACTTTGACGGTATTTTAAATACAAAAACAATTGGACAGTCAGCTGCAGTTACGTCAAATTATCTATCGTTACCATCAAGTAGATTAGACTTTACTTTATCGTCAATATCTGACAATAATACAAGTACTTTTGGTCAAGAAGATGATAGTGTTTCAGAAATAATGGAAAATCTTAGTAAATTTGATATTGCTACTAATGATTTTGATGATACTGTTTCATTAGGTTTATTTAAACTTAGACAATCACCATTCTCACCCGATACAATTAAATTAAATTACGCATTAAGTGAAACGTATGTCGGTTCATTTGATAGTTTTAGACAAATTAATACATCTGATGGAGGTACCCCAGTAAGCTTTTATTTAGATACAAAAGAAAATGATTCACCAAATGTGCAGATCTTAACTAATAAGTTTATATCACATGCAGAAGATGGTGGTACTTGGTTAGATATTAATGGTAAGCCTTCCAATAAAGTAAGATTTACATCAACTAAATTCTCAACAGATGCTAGTGGTATTAAGAATATAGAGACGTTATCAGCTTCATATGGTGCTACAACAACAGCTGAAGCGGCGGCGTTATCAGCTTCATTGGTACAAACAACGAACCAACTCGGTGCCGCGGATAGTTTATTCCCACTAGGTTCATATGCAAGTCAAGATGCTAAAACTAAGGAGCTTGGTAGTATTCCAGCGAAACTTGATAGATTATTCGATACAGTCGAAAATATTGACTTATTTGATATCGATCTAACCTTAGATGGTGGTATTAGTACTATTAATGCAGTTTCTGAATTCTTAGAAAGAACAGGTCAAGGTAAGTATTTTGATGATACAGCATCGATTTCAGCTTTCGACGGTTTCTATACATCAGATATTGTTAATAATTTAACAACTGAGGCAAAAGCGTTCAGAAGTGATTGGAAAACAATCTTTGATAGGTTTGCAGAATTTGCAGAGAAACGTAGAAAAGATCATATGTTTGTTGCTGACTTACCGAAACCAATTTTTATAAAAGGTAAGAGTTTCTTAACTTTAGATGATCCTAATAAAAACTTCTCACTCAATATACTTAAACCAATTCAAGCTCATACAAGTATTGTTAATACAAGTTATGCAGCAACTTATGCTCAATGGGCACAGGTTTATGATCCATATTTAGATGACCAGTGTTACGTACCATTCTCAGGTTTTGCTGGAGCAGCAATGGCCAATACAGATGCTAATTTCCAACCATGGTTTGCACCAGCTGGATTTACTAGAGGTATTGTAACTGGTGTTAATGATCTTGCATTATACCCTAAACAGAAGCAAAGAGATCAACTCTATAAGATATCTACTAATCCAGTAGCATTCTTCCCAGGAGAAGGATTTGTAATATTTGGTCAGAAGACATTACTCAAGAAGCCAAGTGCATTTGATAGAATTAATGTAAGACGTTTATTCTTGAATCTAGAAAAAGCTACTAGGCAGACAGTTAAGTATTTTGTTTTTGAACCTAATACATTACTAACCCGCACAAGAGTGTTGAATACATTAACGCCGATTTTTGATAATGCTAAAAACACAGAAGGGGTTTATGATTTCTTAGTAGTTTGTGATGAAAGGAATAATACACCAACTGTAATTGACCAAAACGAGCTTATTGTTGATATATATCTCAAACCAGTAAGAGCTGCAGAATTTATTTTAGTTAATTTCTACGCAACCAAAACTGGAGCTGATTTCAATGAATTAGTTGGTTAAACATTTATAGTTTATAAATATTATTATGCCAGATACTAAATTAACAGATTTAGAGATAGTAACTCAACCTAAAAATGGAGATATATTATATATCGTCGATATTAATAACGATGCGTCGAAACAAATAACTTATAATAACCTAGTAGGTACTAAAATAACTAGTTTAAGTACATCATTTGATAATCTTAGTGGTGGTTTAATAGTTGATATAGAAGCTAATACCACTAATATTACAACTGCTCAGAATGATATAGTTATTCATTCTACTGATATAAATACACTAAGTACTATAACTGGTACATTGTCAACCAAGGTTGCCGAAGTTAGCGCAATGGCTCTTGATTCTGGTTTACTTAGTACAGTAGATGCTAATACATTTAGTTTTGGTACTGCCATGACGGTAAGTTCAGCAACACCGGTAACACAGCATATAACAACTTTTAATACTGATATCGGTCATATGGGTTCAATAGGTTTAAGTGCATTAGGTGGTTTAAGCGGGCTACAAACGAATTTTTATCCTATAAGTGCTAATGCATTTGAATTATTATTATTTTCTAGACCTAACGATGATAGAACTATTACAATACCTGCAAATACAGTTTTCACGTATTATGTAAAAAAGAATATTTACGGATTTCCAACATCCTAACTAACCTAGATTAAATAATTATATGGCAGACACAACACAAACAATTCAAGGTTTTTATACACAAGCACAAGCTAAGGATTTTGCTAGGAATAATCTATTTAGAGTTTTAAATGTCAATTTTGGAGGCGGCACTGAAGTATCATTTGATGAATCAGATTTAGTCTATGCTACTACAGCTGAATTACCAGGTAAAACAATTGGTAATGTAGCAGTACCTTACATGGGTTTAAATTTTAATGTACCAGGTACAGTCACATATGATAACAGTGAAGGGTATACATTAACTTTTAGATCAGATGAATCTCATAATTTAAGAGAAAAATTCTTACAGGTTCAAGCAGATACTTTCGACGATGAAGATAGTACAGGTAACTATTTTATGCCAACAGCTGATGCAGTTATTGATTTAGTACTTTTAAATAAGGAATTAGATAGAGTGGCTCAATATCAATTAGTAGGTTGTTCTATCCGGAATGTAGGTCCTCAATCATATGATTCTACTGGCACTGGTGAGGTTGTTACATTTACAGCTACCGTTGCATATCATTACTTTAGAAAGACAGCATAACATATAAAAAAGATCTAAATTCAAAAGCTCTCTTTGAGAGCTTTTTTTATGCATAAATATTATTATGCCAGGTATTTTAAATTCTATAAACAATGCTGTACAAAGTATTGGTAATAAAGCAAATAGTCTTGTAGGTGGTTCATTAGCTCAACCTGGTTTAAGTTTATTTGGTACTAATTTACCATTTACACCTTTAATTAGTTTTAGAGATAGATTTTTAGATAGTTTAGATCAATGGAATACATCTATACCATTAAACACTCAGTTTATTGTTCTAATCGATAATTTTCCACTAGGTTTAACTACTAACGTTTTACAAAATTTAGAACCAATTGTACAACGCACCGGGTTTGATATAAATTTACCTAAAGCAACTTTAACTAATTATAAAAATCAAGCTATAGTAGGTTGTATTTTTACAAATGGTTTTAATATAGGGGATGATAGTTTAGATTCGGCCGCAGCTAAAATTGAAAATAATCGAGGTTTTATACAAGGAACAATATTAAAAGATAGATCAGATTTCGCATCAAATAAATTTACCCTTAGTCTTAGAGAAACTAATTCATCATTTGTAGATTTTGTAATAAGACCTTGGGTTATAATGGCATCACATTTTGGAATGGTAGCCAGGGATAAAAATAACCCTGCAGAGTTAATAAAAGATCCAAAAGTTAATTTAACTGTAGTACAATATACAAGAAGTGATAAAGGTCTATCACAAATACCAAGAAAAACGTGGAGATTTTACAATTGCGTGCCTACTTCAGTAAGTACAAGAGATTATCAATATGGTGATACCGAAGATGTGAAAAATTTTGACACTCAATGGGTATATGACAGGTATGAAATTAGTAGTAACTTATATTTAAATATAGGTGAGCTTATTAAAGCTATTAATCCGTTCCCTTTCTAAAATGAATCAATATTTCTATGAAAGTTATGAAATAACTGAATTAAGTTATTTTGAATATAAAAATTTAGTAAAGAATTTATTTACCGACGACCCATGGGTATTAAATCAAGTTTTTAATAATACTATTAATAATGCAGTTAAAGGTAATAAAGAAATAGATATTTTTGATAAAGTAAAAATACTTTTATTTTTGAGATCGTTAACTTTAGGGGAAGATTTTGATATAACTTTTAAAGAAAAAAATTATAAAATGAATATTAATTCAATTGTGAATAATATATCGATTAACAGTAACGAAATAGTTTCAGATAGGGTAACTTTTAAAAAATCAAATAGTTTTTATGTTGAAAATTTATTAAATGAAGTGATTATATCAATTGAAAAAATAGTTTTAGATAACGATGAAATAAATTTTTCTAAATTAACTAACGAACAAAAAGATATTATATTTAACGAAATTTCAGATTCTAACATATCTCAGATAGTAAATAGTATCGCTGATAATTTAAAACAAGATAATCTTAATTTATTTGATATGAACTTTAATTTACATAATGGAGATATTTTATATTTTTTTAAAAATATATTCAAAACTGATTTAAATAGTTTATATGATCTTGAATACGCATTAATAAAAAATTTAAATTTAAATACCGTCGATTTTCAAAATTATTCTTTAAGTGAAATAAAAATTTTATTAAACAAACTAAAGGATGAATATAAAGATAATAAGCAGGGTGGTGTTCCCCATAATCAAATGTAAATATTTCAAATGGAAAATTTTAATGATATTTTAAGTCAAGTAAAAAGTCTCAAAAAAGAGATTACTTTTTATTCACCTATAAACGATAAAGAACTAAAAATTTATCCTTTAAGTCTTAAGCAACAAAAAGATATATTAGAAAATACCTTTTCAACTACTTTATCATTATTACATTTTAACAATTGTATCTATAATATTATTAAAGAAAATTTTTCTGGAAATATAAAAGATTTAGATACTATTGATAGGGTATCAATTTCATTATCATTGAGAAATAAGATTTCAAGTTTATATAAATCAGGAGACGTTGAGGTTAACTTATCTGATATTATAGAAAAAAATAAAAATAAAGCAACATTTAAATCCAAAGAAGTTATTAGTGATGAATTTACTTTTAAATTAAAAAACCCTAATTTAGAATTAGATAATAAAATCAATAATATAGTCTTAAGAAAATATAAAAATGAAAAAATTACTGAAGACAATGTTAATAACGTTATTAGTGATTTATACATATATGAACTAGTTAAGTTTATTGATGTGTTTGAATTTGGTGAAAATGTAATTAAAGTAGAGGAAAATATTAATAATACAGTTAAAATTTTAAGTGAAATTGATTCGAACAATTTTAACAAGGTATTTGACTATATTAATGAACTTAGAAAAATAGAAACTTCTTTAACTAAAATTCCTAATTCAGATGATAGTATTTCTATTACCCCGGACTTCTTTATAGTTCGTTAAGGTAATTAAATATTATTGATGAACCCAGAAGTCGACCACGCAAAAATATTATCCCTACTATCAGGGGTTTCAGATAAGTTAACGGATAGGGTCCTAGCTTTAGAGGATGCTGTTAGTAATACTATTGGAATGAGTACTAATAGTATTAAAGCTCAACCTGAAAGTATAGTACAAAAAGCTGAACCTGTTATTATAGCTGATATAGGTAAAGAAGCTAAAAAAGATTTTAGAGAAGTTTTAACGACTCCGGAATCCAAAGAAGAAGCAGCAGGAGGCGAAGGCGATGGTGGTATAATGGCTTATGTCAAAAAACTAATAGGACCTGCATTAATTATTCTTGGTAGTTTAGGAGCTTTAGTCGGTGGTCTATTTGCTGGAGGTGGTACTGGTATGCAGGACACTCTCCAAGTTATAGGTAAAGGTGGATTAGCACTTGGGTTAAAATTAGCAGCAAAAACAGCAGGTACATTGTTAAAACCAGTACTAGGAAAATTACCTTTAATAGGTTCATTGATTAGCTTTGGATTTGCTTATTCAGCATTTAAAAATGATGATTTTGTTGGTGGTTTATTTGACTTAGCCAGTGGTTTATCTGGGTTACTTTACTTTGTACCAGGTGGTCAAGCATTTGCATTTCCTTTACAAATGGGTATTGACACTTTAAGTGCTATGTTAAGTCTTAGTACTACCCAAGAGGAAGGTGAAACAATGGGGCAAGCCAAATCTAGAACATTAAAAGAGTTTATGGGTAAAATATTCGAAAAAATGAAGAATATATTTCCTTTAAGAAATTTCATATCATTTGGCACTGGTATTAGTGAAGTATTGTCAGGTAATTTTTCATCCGGTATTAGTAAAATGGTTACAGCTTTTCCAATTTTTGATGCGCTAAACTTAATTAATAATTTATTTCTTGGTGGTGATGGGTCGGTTGATGATATGGCATCCGGTATGGGTGAAAAAATTAGCTATATAGCAGGTGGGGCTAAGGCATTTGTAGCTGCTTTAATAGAACCTATAAAAGATAAATTTCCTATGAAAAATTTTATAGGTATATATGAAGGTGTGGGTAAAGTATTCAAAGGTAATTTTAAAGAAGGTTTAATTCAAATTGGTAAAAATGGCATGCCAGTATTAGCAGCTATTGGAGAATTCTTTTTTGGAAGTACAGATGCTGAAACTGGAGAGAAAAAAGATGCTGGTTATAAAAAAGTTTTAGGTACTCTAGGGGGATTTTTTGGCCCTATAAAGGATAAATTGTTAATGAAAGTTTTAAATATATTACCTGAAAAAATATTAGGGGTTAGTGTTAGAAATAGAGTAGCTGATTTATTGGGAATAAATTTAGGTGCAATTGAGGATGACCCAGAGGAAGCTGCAGCTAATGCCGAAGCTGAAAGAGCCCAGGATATGGCTAAAATTGAAAGAAATATCGCTGAGGAACGAGCTAGGATTAAAAGAAGTGAAGCCGGTGAAAATGAATATTTTGGTAGAGAAGGGAAAGGTGTAGAAAACTCGCAGGAAAAAATCGCAGAACTAGAAGCGAAGCTAGCTAAGAGACAAGATGGGGGCCCAGTCAATCGGAATACACCATATATGGTTGGTGAAGCCGGTCCTGAATTATTTATACCTAAAAACAACGGAGATGTTGTAGATAACAAGACTGTAAATATATTAGAAAATACCTTAGATAGAAAAACTTTCGTAGATATAACTAAAATGAATATTAAGATTAGTAACCAACAAATGGATGAACTTAAGAAAAATAATATGTTATTGCAAGCTATATTAGAAAAATCGAACGCTGGAAGCACTATTATAAAGAATCAAAGTAGCAGTGTAGTAAATAATCAAAGTAGTTCAGGTTTTAGAGATATGCAATTTAATGTTTAATACTAAATATTATAAATGGCAATTGATTTATGGAGTTTAAAATTTGGTAAAGATAATACTATACCAGTTCTTATAAGAGCTGGAACTAATACCAACTCTGCTAATTTAAATTTACAAAATAATGAAGTTTATAGTAAATTAAATGGTGGTGATACTCCATATATTCCTATTGATGTTAGGGAAGATTTTCAATGGACGAAGAGCCCTAAAAGCTCAAGACTAGATGTACCTTCTTTATCTCTTAAAGAAAAACGTATTATTAAAAATAGTACAGTCACTAATCTAGCTTATTCAGTAAATGCAACAGCTGATTTAGCTAAAACTTTATCAGATAAGATATCTCAAGGGGATTTTATATTTTTTAATGAAGATGCTATTAAAGAAGGTTCAATATTAGAGAGTACAACGAATCTGGTAAAGGGTGGTGCATCTACTATTTCTGATACTTTAGAGGCTACTCAATCCTTAATAAATGAAAAACTCTTAGGTACACAAACATTCAAAAGTAGTGTTTTACAACCATACAATGGATTGTATAGTATTGAAAGTACAGGGTTTCAGTATATATTACCCTTTCTAAACGATGAATATAGGGAAATGACTACTTCAATGGGTGAGGATCAAGATAATCTATTTAGTGGTATGCAAAGAGCTGCTATTGACGCAGCTTCAGAAGTAGCAGGAGCTGTATTTGGTTTAAGACCTGGTGTTTATATAGAAGAATCAAGACAGTTTCAAATGTCTCAGGATGGAAGATCAATAAACGTTAAAATACCATTATTGAATACCGGCACTTATGAGGATATATTGCAAAACTGGCAGCTTATATTTGGTTTAACTTATCAGAATAGACCTGGTAGAATTACTAAAAATTTAGTTGATATACCCGTTATATACGAGGCAATAGTTGAAGATATACTTTTTATGCCTTATGCGTATATATCCAATCTATCAGTTAATTTTTTAGGTAATAGGCGTACGATGGAAATAACAGTACCAGTCGAAGGTACCGATGATTCAAATAATTTAACATTAAACGCGACCATACCAGATGCTTATGAATTAAATTTAACGTTGAAGGGGTTAAATGAAGAAACGAGAAACTTTATATATGAGAGTATAAACCCAGGAGTAGTGAGATCATCTGAAACAACCGGTGGTGCTTCAACCATAGAAGAACCCTCTATACCAAATACAACAAATACCAAAGCAGGTCCAACAATGAGAGGTGGAAATTAATTATGGAAGGAAAATTTCAAAATAACATTACCGAGTTACCTGAACTCGAAACTTATAGATATGAAAATATATTTAAAGTTTATGAAACTAAAGATTTAGGTATATCAGGGGATAAAAACTTTTTAATGTATAATATAGTTAAAAAGATACATATACCTGATAATCTAGATAATTCGTTTTTCGATTTTTTCACGTTGAATAAAAACTTACCTTTAACTACGATATCATATCAGATTTATAGTACAACCTATCTTTGGTGGCTTATTATGCTAGTAAACAAAATAATAAACCCGTATAAAAACTTACCTGTAGGTCAAAAAATTAGATATATTAAGCCTGAATATGTAAAGATAGTTTTAGATACAATCACTAAACAGCTACAATGAGATACAAATTTTTAGAAGGATTTATTTATGATGATAAGAAAAAGTTTTTATATGTTGTAGATCAACAAAACTATATTTTTAAAACTTTATTATTTAACCCTGATAGTAACGTATCAGTTTTATCAAAATCATCTATAAGAAATATTACTATTAAGGATAGCATAATGGACCCATTTTTAAAAGGGTCATTAACTATTTTAAATAATGGTGAATCGTTAGAACGTTTAGCTACCCCGAAAAACGTTAAAGAGTTTGATGCAAACTCAGATCTTTTAAAAGGTTATACATATAGAGGTGATGGTAGAGATTTATTTTATCTAGAAATTGTACCAGTAGAAAATGTTGATGAAAGTTTTGGTAAATTAGGCAATAAATTTAACGATACATTTTCATTTAAAAATGTTTTTGCATTAGTTAATGATGAACAATTATTTGACGGTACCGATGAATTGAAAAGATTTGATTTTATAGATTTTGATGAAAAATTGTTAAAAGAAAAAAATATATTTTTCTCTACTACAAAATTATTAAAAACTGACACCCCAATAGAGTTACTATCTAATAAAGATAGAGAGGTACCTACCGGCGAATGTTTAAAATTAATTTTAAAAGACGGATTGTTTCAAAATGATATTAATGAAATAATAAAAACAGAAAAAGGTGAAACCCCTGATTTCGACACAGGGGCCAGTAAAATATTCTACACATCACCATCTAGCAGTACTGCATATAAAGATTTAATGTATATTTACGATAAACATACCACCGATAAAACAGGTCAAGATTTTTCATTTTTGAAAAAGAGATACTATAATGGTCAGTATGAACTAATAAGTGTAAAGGAAAAATTTGATAAAGCTTTTAATAAAAACGATGATACAGCCGGAAAATTGAATATGGAAAAACTTGTCATAACAGGTGGTGCTGGTACGGGTGAAAATGTAGTTCAAAGTAGTAAAAAATCTCCATCTACTATTGCATATTTTGGTGAAAAAGGGAATGTTATAGATTATAAATTTTTTAATGTTAATGCAAACATTAGTAGTAAAAAAAATAATACAAAAATTGTTCATTCATACAGCCCGGGTGATAAAGCATTTAATTTAGAGCAAAAAGATAGTAATATAGTTTCCGCTAAAAATACTTTCGATGAAAATTATGTAAGTAATATGAAAGGTTTTAATAATTCACCTTCACCAAGTTTAGTATTAAATTCATCTAAAACTACAAATCTATCATATGAAAACGTTTTTTCTTTATATAGTGGAGATGAATTTATTAGAAAATCAAGCGGTATAAATAAACTCTTAAAAAACCTATTATTAACTAATATTGGAGTAGAGCTTACATTGAAAGGTCAAATGTTTAGAAAAGCTGGTAATTTTTTTACTTTAGATAGAAGTGAAAATTATGTAGAAAATAATTTTGATGATAAACTATTAGGTATATATTTTATAGTAGAAGTTACCCACACTTTTAATAGTGATAATACATATAGTAATAAAATATTTGCAGTTAAAACATATAACTTTAAAGATTTAAAATATAAGGAAAATATATTATGAGTTACGAATTATCATTATTACCAAGTTATCTGGATACAGTTATTTTACAAAAAACTGATTATTATAAAAATAATACTAATTTATTAGAATTATTTGATGATTTTATTGATATGCTAAAACTCAATATAGATTACGAAAAAGGCAAATCATCAGGGGATTTTATCAAAGATATATCTAGTATATACGAAAAATTAAACAATAATAAATTTATTTTAGATGGTTATGAAATAGATATTCAAAATAAAAATTATTATATCGAAAAATATCAATCATTAGCATCTAATTTTAAAATAGTTATAGAAAAAATATTAGGTGATAAAAATACATTTTTTAAAGATCTATCTGATGATGTCGGAACTTTGTTAGATGTAAATACAATATTTGATGATTCTATATGCCCGTTTTTTGATATATTTTATAACGAATCAAAAAATATTCCTTTGAATATACCTAATACAGTTTTCAATAAAGTATCTTTACAAAATAAAAAACTTCAAAAAAACTTTTCTTTAATGAATGATGCAATATTAAAGAATAATTTAAAAGATATAGCAAATTATACTGAAACTTCGATTTCTAAAACTTCACATAGTAGTAACTTGGTAACTGACTATGATTACTATGAAAGATTATTATCCTTTTCAGAGGAAATTCGACAATCAATTTTTATTGAGTTAACTGCTGATTTAGGAGAGTATATATACTTTTTAAAGAATTTAAATGTAAGAAATCAACATAATAATAAAGCAGTATTACTACAGTTTGAAAATACTATAGAAGATGTAGAAGAAAATTTAGATATATTAAAAAATCAAATAGTAAGCAAAGCTTATAAAGATAATAATATTTTAAATTAAGTATCTATTTCTATAATTTTAGCATCATCTATAAGTTGCTTTAGTAATTCTTCCCTATTGATAGTTAAACCTAAACGTTGATCGTTTTCTTGAGCTAATTCTTTTTTACTATCAATATCCATTTGTTTAATCTCTTTTCTACTATCGTTAGTTTTATTAGATATTAAAATTTTATTTAAACTTTCAATTGCTGAAGCAGATGCACCTACCAACTTACTTAAAGCTTCAACATCTCTAGAATCTGGAGCTGATGTAATAAACTGTTTTACCTCTTCAACATAATCTACACTATCTTTAATTAGCTTACCTGAGTATTTTAATAAAAAATCTTCTAACTTATCTTTGTCTAAGTTAAATTCATTTTTTTCAACTTCTTTAGCAGCTAAATTTGCACCCTTTAATTGAGCAAGTAAATCATCTACAACTATATCAACGTCGTCATCCATATAAAAATATTTATCAATAAAGTTGAATAATTAAACTAATATATTATAATAGGTATATGGATAAAGTTAATATAACATTTGTAAAGACGCATGACGATGCTGTTCTACCTACTAAAGCTCACGACGGTGATAATTGTTTTGATCTTTATGCGGTGGAAGATACGGTTATACCTTGTAGTAGTTCCTGGATGGGTGATGTTACTGTAGGTAATGCTATAGTACCTGTTGGTATTACTGTTGCTGATATTACTAAAGGGTTTGGATTTGTACTACGACCTAAATCAGGTCTCGGGTTTAAAGCTGGTCTTCAACCTCATCTAGGGGAAATTGATAATGGTTATCGAGGCGACTGCGCTGTTAAAATGTATAACTTTAATTGTAAGTATTATACTGTGAAAAAAGGTGATAAGGTAGCTCAAATTAAAGTTGAAAAGATATATGATACTAAAGTTGGATGGGCTGGAATGGTTAAAAAAGCTAAACGTGGTAATAAGGGTTTCGGTTCGTCGGGTAAATAATTATGGGATATAAAGGATGTAAAGAGCGTGAAGGAGTAGATCATGCAAAATATAGAGATAATTATGACTCTATTTTTGGTAATAAAACTAATAGGAACTCAGATATAATTAGTAGTAAGGATAGTTCTAAAAAAATTATTAGAAAAGGTAAATGTTCGACGAACGGAACAACTAGTCGATATTATACAG